TCAAACTCTAGGTTTTCGCCAGGCACAAAATCACCAATAACATCCTGCAAGTCAAAATAGTCTTCGCCGATACTTGAACTACCATCGGAGCCATAGTATTGATAAATGAAACCCTGTGCGCCGCTGGTACGTCCAACAACAATCTTACCGGAGACAATATCTGGTTTTGGTAATTGACCTTGGTCAACACGAGAACCACCGTTGTTAGTAAAGTAAACACGAGTAGTACCAGATGCACCAGATTCAATTCTTGTAACTTCAGAGAACGCTTCACCGCCACCGTAGGCAATTAACTGACGATAAGGACCAGTTTCCCATGGTGCATCATTTACTAATTGTTCTGCTTTTTGACAGGCTTTGTTAATACTTGCATAAGCATAAGAACGATCGCGTCCTTCTTTTCCACGCGGTGTACGTGCCTGTGTGTCGTCACCGCCTGTGGTAACGTACAAGTTAAATCTGCTTGAATAACTTGAATTATCTACATAATATTTTGTAGCGGCTTGTAAGTCATCTTCTCCGTTAGGCGTACCAGCACCTGCAAGTCCGCCTGGATGATCTGCTAAGTTTAGCACACCAGTCATATCGCCGCCAGTTTTTAATACAACTTCTGCGGCACGTGGTGCTTGGTTACCTGTGGCGTTTGCTGGCACATTTAAGTGACCAGTCATTGTGTCGCCTGTAATGTTTACATATTTGGAGTCGGCATAACCTTTGTTAATAGCAAAGGAATCTATGCTATAAAGAGTTTCGTGCTGTGTGTTGAAACTATTAACAGCAGTTTGGAAATCTGTTTGATTAATAGGACTGCGTAAGCCGCCGATTAATTGATTACGTGCATCCAGCGCATATTGTAATTTTGGTAATGGGTCGTCCTGTAATTTAGAACTTAATGTATCAATTTTAACGGAACCGTAACTGGTAATAGTACCAGTTGCCGCACTAGTTGATAAGTTTGTTCCTGCGTTTGTATATACTAGAACATTGTCTACTGTGCCAGTTAACAATAGGGCAGAAGTAGTGTTAAATGAAGTATTGTCTGTGGACGCGATTGTAACTCGTTGTCCAGGATCTAAATTGTGGTTTGCTGAAAGTGTAATAGTGGCAACGTTGCTACTTCTTGATACACTAACAATATCAAAGGTTTCTTGCTCGGAATAATCAAACTGGATAGTACCGTTAGGACTGAAAAAGTCTTTGAATACTAAACTAGTACCAATAGAATTAACTACTGGAATCTTATTACCTTGTCCTACTAATGTATCAGGAGTATCGCTAAGGTCAGTGAACTTTAAAAATCCGCCTTGACCGAAAACAGCATATAACTCTTGGAAGTTTTCATTCGTTTTTCTAAACGCTTCACGGATACTATCACCAGTTCCGTCATTACCTGATACGCCGATGTCGACTATTTTACGTGCCATTGAATACTCCAAAAAAGACTTTGTATCCAATATTTAGCAGATAATTTTATAACCTTAATGTAAATAACTGATGTTCATACGTATAGATACAGAAAAAAGTCAGCATACACGAACTAGTAAACTTGGTCGTGAGCATACTTATGAACGTAAAAAAACTATTGTAGTCCTGCGCTGTGATAACTGCGGTGAAACATTTACTAGGACTAAAGGATCAATGGATCCTAATAGGTTAAACAATAATTTCTTTCACTGTTGCCCTAGTTGCGATCCTAAGAGATTTGCACAGAAAAAAGGTGCAGAACGCAAAATCATATGGGATAAGACTGTTTCGAGCCTGGATGATATTAGTAAACTATAAATATTTGCTCATGGAGGACACTAGAATGTTGTCATTATTAAAAAAACTATTTGGCGGTAAGTCTCAAGAAACCGTAGCAGAAGCACCATACAAGGTTGAAGCACCTAAAGTGGAAGAAACTAAAGTAGAAGCACCTGCTCCAGTTGCTGAGGCACCTAAAGCAGAAGCACCTAAGAAAAAGGCCGCTGGCCGTAAACCAGCAGCCGCAAAAAAGGCTCCTGCTAAGAAAGCCCCTAAGAAGTAATCGCTTGTTTGTGTAGTGCAAACGAGGCTAGATTTTTAGCCTTGCTTTCGCACATAATATCAAACTGATCCCAAAAACTCAGTGCCCATTCGTTCACTGCTGTGTTCCAGTAGAAGTTCGAATGTGCTCTGAGTTTTGCTTTTTTGTGTCCACTTTCCATTAGTGAAAGTAGGGAGGGAGCGGAGTCTGTGGCATGGCCATTAAGATGCTCTTCCCGTGAAACACTATAATGTATGACAGGGCGCACACCACGCCAACTATCGATAATCCTTTTAACACGGTCGTCAGTTGCTTCAATATATTCTCCAGTATTAATCCAATGATGGTGTATGTCTAGCACCAAAGCGAGATCTTTGGCAAGTTCGAGGCTTGAGTCGATTCCCCAGGTGATTTCGTCATTTTCGATGGTGATGCAGTTTCTTGCTTCGGGGGAAAGTCTCGGGAGGGCACTTTTAATACCGGCTGGACCGGCTCTACCGGCGATGTGGACGTTGATCTTAAAGTCCTGAAATCTTTTACCATACCCCATCCATCTCGCCATATCCGCATGATACTCAAACTCCTCTATAGAACGCTGAACAATATCAGGATTGTCGCTTGCCAACACAGTAAATTGACCAGGATGAAAACTGAGACGAACGTTGCGGGAACGAGCAATATCTCCCACTTCTGCAAAATGTTTTTGGGCGTATGTCTGCACATCATTTTCACGCCAAAACCAGCACCAAGTAGGCTCAGTGTAGACAGGAAGAATATCACTGCTAAGGCGTACCATACGTAAGTCATCATCTAATTGCCCTACCCTTTCTACTAATAATTTAGTTGAGTTGATATTTTGTTCAAGCAAAGACCACAATTTTTCAACAGCCACATCTTTGGTTTGACGGTTAAGCCAAGCCACAGTTGTTGCTCCTGTATTGTATTTCTTACATTCATCTTTGGGTTTAATACCGTCTACTTGATCTGGACGGTCGATCCATTTACAGGCAAAGCCAATACGTTTGTTCACAAAACTCTCGATAAAGTTACGATAATATATTATAGCATCGTTACTGCCAGTTGTCAACAATGATTTGGTCCTGGACATCTTCGGGATTTGGTGTTCCGTGGAACGCAATTACGCTACAATCCGGGTTCATAGACGGGCTACGCACCGTCTTAAACACGTTTTTACCCTGAACCCTAATCAACTCTTCCCGCTGTCTTATTTCCCACTTGTAGCTCTGTATCCAAGTTTCAGGGAAAAATTTTATAATACTTTTGTGTGACTGCCAAATCCAATCTTGATCACCTGGGAACTTTTTGGTTAACGCTGGATTGTTTTCCAAATCGTCCCAAATATTGCTGAAATGGTTACTGGGCCAACGCAGTACAGCACTACCTAATTTTGGTGGCACACGTCTAAACACTCTGCCTACATCTTCCAAACCAACAAAATTTCCAGGCAGGTACGAAACCAATTTGTCTATATTACCTACAATAACCATATCCAAATCAAAGAACAAATTTACATCACCGTCTGGAAAATGTCCTTGTTTAAAGATATATGGTTTCCACCACCAACCAGAAAACAGTCCTTTGGGCAAGGGTTTAATTTTAATTGCAGGATTTAAGTTTGTAGGATCTTCAGTAAAGCAATAAAAATCAAAAGGCACAGTTAAGTGCCTTGAGACCATATTGTAAAGTTTGTTTACATATTCCGGACCGTACTTTGTACCGTGTTTTAAACTAATGACGTTTAGCATTACCAGTGCCTTATTACACCCGCTACAATGAATATGTTAGTTATTATATAAGTCAATACAATAACAGTTCGAATCAATGCAATCCTGTCCGCTTCTTGTTTGGTAACACCGGCTTTCTCTCCTAGTGCCTTGGCCCATAGTCTCCAAAACTTACGTACCATCTTTATAAAAAACACTACGACTCTTAGGAGTTTCCCACCATTCGATGCTGTGAACTTTGACGCCTAATTTTTTCATTTTGACATCAACTAATTCTGCCATCCAACTACTTAGGTGTTCCGATGTTGGAACAAAGTCTACTACCATAAATCCTTCGTAGTATTCTTGTTCAGGACCAGACATATTAGCATAATAGATTGGATGAATATGCCAACCTGCAACGTATTCGGTTTCTGGAACATACACTGGAATTAGCTCGACTTTTTCTCCCAGCATCTTAGTAAACAGCGGATCGTTTTTATCAATAATAAATTGATGATCAATATAAGTGTTGATCCATTTCTTTAGCCATTCTAAATGTCTAAAGTCAGTGACCATTCCAGTTTTATCTAATCCGTCGCCTGTTAAATGAACCTGCATTTTACCTTCGTGTCCATGTAAATGTCTGCAAGCACATTTCAAGTCTGCCGCATATTCGCCGTTTAGTGTTTGTGTATGAACACGATGTCCATAACAAAATTCAAATGTTTTATCAATGATCCAAGTCATCTCTTGCCCTTTTTAAGTTAAGTTTGATGACACGCAGAGTATTTAAAGAGGGGTGAGCGTCTAGTCCTCTATTGATACAGTATATAGGTATTACATTATACTGTCAATAGTTTTGAATTTAACATTTGCCAAAAGCCAACTACTGGGCATCTGCCATTCTGTATTGTTAAAAACTACAAAGTACTTATCGGGGAAACATTCAAACACGCGAGCAATCTGGTATATCCAATACCTTGGATCCACTGCGGGTTTAGTAGCATCTGCATAGTTAGCAGTATCTTTGTAAATGTTATTGACAAACTGTGTTGGGCTGTGTAGATCAAAACCAAATAAGTTTACATGGTCGTCTAGCATAGCGGCTAACAAAACAGCATACGGACCACTGCCCCATTGAAAAGGCTCGTCAGGTCTAGTAGTGCCCTGGTAAGGCAAGTCTGGTAATATTTTTACAGGATTGTTTTTGTAGAAGTGTGCCCAATCTTTTCTAGTATAGATTGTGCCAGCAAAGTGGCTATCCAGTGCTTCTTGTACCATACGTCTGTCTACACAGACTAAATGGTCGACTGAGTAGTCTCTATGTATGGCGTTACAGCCAACTTTAGTTTCTGTAAGTGAATTTAAATCTAAATGTTTTCTGGATTCGCCGTTGCCAAATACAGATATCATCTTCCGCCAATATAACCGAACGGCTCCCAAGTACCAGGAGTACCGCTCATTACGCAGATCCATCCAACGTAACTAGTTCTTACTGGACTGCTATTCCAAATGATATCGCCTTTGTTCCAGGCTTTTTCTGTAGGAGCACCTACGCCGTGTGCAAAGCGTTTACCATTGATAACCATCATTCCGTCTACGCTGAATGCCGCATCTTCTTGTGGGTTGGTAATGTTTACACTTAGTTGTCCATAGATGTTTACATTTCTAGTTGTATTATTTTTGTCACCGATACGGATACTGCCAGCGTTATCTACTTCAAAGTCTTCGCCAATGCCAAACTTATCTGCTGTAATACCACTGCTGGATAATCTTAATGTGCCCGAGCCGTCTTTGATTGTTACAGAATTGTTAATTGTAACTACGCTGTCTTGTACAGTAATGCTGTCTGACAAGTTTACTGTTCCAGCAACATCTAATGATGTCAGTGTGCCTAAACGAGTAAGACTAGAGTTAACAACGCTAACTCCTAGGTCAGTTCTGTTTAATACACTCTTACCGTCGATCCAGAATTCTTTGTTAATTGCTAATTCAAGACTTTCTGAAGAATAGATTCTGTCAGGGTTTGGAAGCATAATAAACTGACGTGTACCACCTTCGCCCTTCCATTGCATACCCTTGCCAAAAATACTGTTATCCTTACTGGCTATAAATTCTATTGGACTAGTTTTTTCGATTCTGATGTCAGATACAATGCTGTCTACTTCTAATCTGCCGTGAACTTTGACTATTGCGCCTTTGCTCTTAGCATTGCCAAACTCTGTAGTGTTTCCTGATACTGTAATACGTCTTGTGTTATCGGTAACAATACTGAAACTGTTACTGCCCCAAGTACCTACAAAACCCACTGAGTCTTGATCCGCACCTAAAATTACTTCTACATTATTGTCAACGGCACTGATAACTGCGTTTGGTTCTTCTGTATTGACACCTAGTCTTCCTAGGGCATTAACAAAAACTGTGTCACCTAGGTTTGTTTCGCCTGTAACACGTAGTTCTTCTAAAGGACCCACTGTGCGTAGGTTACTGTCACGTACTGAATTACCTAATCTTGTGCGCTCTAAAACATCTGTGCCTTCAATTTGATACTTAGAACCTTTGTATAAATCAATAGATTCTGTGCTGAAAATTCTTTTTGGGTTTGCTTTAAAAACAAACTGATAACTTACATCTGGGCTGTCCCATTGCAAGCCTTTACCATCTAAATCGCTGAGTTGTCTGCTGGCAAAAGAAATGGATTTTGTAAATGATTCTAGGCTTTGTTCTGAAATAACATTCTTAACTAACAGCGTATCTGCTTCTAATTTGCCGTTAACTTTTAAGTTAGCAAATTCGCTAGTACCTGCGGCAACAATTTTTCCAGCGCCAAGAACGCCTTCTACGTGAATGTTTCCGCTAATTCTGTCAGCACTTAATACGCCAACCTGTACACCTTTATCTGTAACAATCATCTGCTCACGTGTAGCAGTATCAGAAATGCCCTTAGATAGTGTGCCACCGTTAGCGGCTGATTTTAGTGCGTCACCTAAATCTTGAAGAATTTTGTCGATGTTTGAGCTCATAGTGTAGTATTTATATAGAATCCAACATAGCATAAATATTGGTAACACAGGAATATACCTAAAATGCCAGCAGCCTTTTACGATTTTTTTAGAAAAATAAGATTTAGACCCAGCGAAAGCGTTACAACTATCCCCAACGCAATTACTGTAGATACTGAAATTGAAGCAGACAGCGTCACGGATACTGCTACCATTGTTGCTGGGCAGAATATTGCATTTAGCATTGAGGATAGTTCCACAGCAACGCCTGGACAGACAACTGATACCATTACAATTCATGGTCCAGATTATCAAACTTATGTACCGTTAGGCACAACAAAGTTACGTTTAGAGCGCGACCTAGGCGCAGAGACTAGCGATATCGAATTATATCCAGATCCACTAAGTCCAATTCTTATTACTAGAACTGGCGCAAATCAGATTACAATTGGTTCTAACAGTCCTAGTTTACCATTTAGCCAAGAACAAATTGAAGATTTATCTGCTTCACTTTTGACTAACGGAACACATACAGAGTTAACAGTTACCTATCAGGATTCCGTTACTTTGCCATCGACATTTGCTCAAAATGCAACTAGCGGCTCGGGCATTAATGCTGTATTCAATATTTCAATTATTAACAATACCTATGTGGCCAGCGTTAGCAATGGTGGTACTGGTTTTGCCGCAGGTAATACCGTAACAGTCTATGGAACTAATTTCCCAGGCGGATTGAATCCGGCCAACAATGTAACAATTACTGTAGGCTCTGTTGATGGTAGCGGAACAATTTTAACTATTACTTCTGCAACAGGAACTCCAATAGCATCAGATAACATAGATTTGGCTGTTACATCTACACTACAAAATGTTACAAGCCGCGGTGCAACAACTACATCAGCAATTACGATTAGTAATGCTACAGGCAGTAGTAATACATCTACTGGCGCATTAAAATTAACCGCCGGCGGCCTTGCTGTATTTGAAAATGCTAACATTGGTGGGTATGTAAAAGCAACAACATTTGAAAGTACTCAGACAACTGGTACTGCTCCATTTACTGTGGCTAGCACTACCGCTGTGGCAAATTTACAAGCCGCCACTGCAAGTAAATGGCATACTGCTCGTACAGTTACATTCACAGGCGATGTAACAGGTTCATTCAGCATCGATGGATCGGCAGATGTTACTAGCGTAGCATTAACAGTTGGCAGTGATACAGTTGCACTTGGTACAGATACTACAGGTAACTATGTTGCTACAGCCGGAGTAAGCGGTAACGGTCTATCAGGAAGTTCGAGTTCAGAAGGTGGAACATTTACAGTTAGTTCAAATGCTACTGCAAACAACACAGCATCAACTATTGTATTCCGTGATACTAACGGCGACTTTAGTGCAGGCACAATTACAGCCACAGCGTTTACAGGACCAGCAAGTCAGGTAGCATTAACAGCAACATCGACTAATGCCGCACACTATCTAACATTTGTCGATACAACCACAGGTAACGAAAATATTAGAACTGATGTAGACTTAGCCTACAATCCTAGCACAAATGTTCTTACAGCAGGGACATTCAGTGGTATTATCAGTGGTAGTACAGTCAGTGCAAGTAGTACACTTAGCATTGGCACTAGCACAATTGAAACGGTTTCAGTTAACCCAGCGGCACTTACTGGCGCAACAACATTAGATTGCAAAACAAATAGTGTGTTTTACTATTCCTCTAATGCAGCCGCAAACTGGACACTGAACTTCCGTGGTGACGGAAGTACAACAATGAATACATTCTTAACCACAGGACAGAGTGTAACAGTAGTATTGCTAGCCACACAAGGCGGCACAGCATACTATCCAACAGCGTTTACTGTCGATGGATCTGCCGTTACTCCTAAATGGTTAGGCGGTGCCGCACCGACAGGCGGTAATGCTAGTAGCATTGACTCATATTCATTTACAATTATTAAAACAGCCGCAAGTACATATACAATTATTGCTAGTCAGGCTAGATTTGCTTAAGGTTTAACAATGCCATTATTAACTACATTAGGTAGCGCAGGCGTACAATCATATGGAACTTCTGGAATACAGCCGGGAGGAAGTTTGTACTTTGTTGGCGGCAGTCAGTACTTAACATTTTCGGGAACTAGTTTAACCTACGGTACGGCAAACTTTACCATAGAGTTTTGGTGGAAACCAATTACTAATTTGACTGGTATTAAAGTTTTATATGCTCAATGGTTTGGTAACAATAATTATCTTTGGATTTATCAACGTGATGGCCAAATTGTATTTGCCACAGTAGGCGGCGCCATTCGAGCATTTGGTGGAACATTGACATTAAACACTTGGAATCATATTGCTTTAGTTCGAAACAGTGGTAGTGCTAGATTGTTCGTAAACGGTGTAGCCTATGCTTCTGCAACCTGTACTAATAACTATGCTACTAATACAACATATAATCCGTGTGTGGGGCAATGGTATCCGGGCAATAGTACTTACCCAGCATTGGGTTACTTAACCAATTTAAGAATTTCTAAGAGTGCGTTATACACTACAGGATTTACTCCTAGCAAAGTTCCTTTTACTAGAACAAGTCAGGGTGCAACCGCATCTCTATTATTAAATGTAAAATCTAGTGGAACATTTACTACTGATAGTTCAGCCAATGCGATAGCAGTGACAAACAATCTTGTAACATATATTGCTGAATCTCCATATACTGAAAATTATGTAACGCCGCCAACAGTAACAGTAGTATCTGCTACAGTAACTCCATCTACTCTTACAGGCAGCGAGGGTAGTGCAATTACGTTTACTATTGCTGGAACAAACGTTACAGATGGAACATACTACTATACAATTGAACAAGCATCCGGTAGTACAGCAATTACTACATCTGATTTTACCTCTGCATCCTTGTCTGGTACATTTACAATGACCAGCAATAGCGGATCATTTAATATAACACCTGCAAAGGATTTATTTACAGAAGGTACCGAAACGTTTTCTGTTGCAGTAAGACAAACATCGATTACAGGAACAATTATTGGCGCCAGTGATGAAATAACTATAACAGATATTTCTATTACACCAACATTAACACCTGACGCGGCAACTGTAAACGAAGGAAGTAGTGTATCGTTCACCGCAGCCAATGTTGGCCCAGACGGAACATACTACTGGACAACATCTGGTATTAGTGCAGGCGATGTAACTGCTACTAGCGGCTCATTTACAATAAGCGGTAGTACTGGTGGAATAGAAAACGGCACGGGCACATTTAGCATCACTACGTCTTCGGATAGAACAACCGAAGGATCTGAAACTATGAACGTACAAGTTCGAAGTGGCAGTACTAGCGGAACTATTATTGTATCAACTAGTGTAACGATACTTGATACCTCATTGACACCATTTACTTCATTTACTGCCAATAGTACTATTGCAGAAATGGCAGGCAACATATCCGGGTATGCTACATCGACTACATTACAAGTAGGAAACCTTGGGCCTGCTGGAACATATTATTATACATTTAATAACGTATCTGGAACACTATTGACCACAGATATTTCTACAGGAAGTCTATCAGGATCTTTCACAACAACTTCATTAAATCAAACAACTACATTAACTATCGGTGCGGCCTCTGATACTGTAGCAGAAACTAATAGTGTCCAAGTGTTTACAGTTCAAATTAGAGAAGGTTCTATATCAGGAACAGTATTAGTAACTAGTGGACAGATAATATTATACGATTCATCGATGACAATTTCTGCAGTTTCTCCGAACCCTGCTAGTGAAGGTAACGGATTAAACATTACAGTAACTACACCATTATCGTCTCCTAACGGAATGGTTCAAGGAACATATTGGTTAACATTTGAAAGCACCAGCTCTGCTGTAGCCGCAGACGTTAGCGGACTACCGTATTCGTTTAATATTACCAGCCAAGGAAACTATTTTATTAACGGTATAGTTTCTATTCGTGCCACGGACGGAGCAGAAGCCGCAGAAACATTTAGAATTGGTGTGAGACAAGGGTCCACTACCGGAACCCTTGTTGGACTAAGTCCTGTGATTACAATTAACGCTAGTGCTACTTAAGAACTAGCCTTAAGAAGAATAATCTCTTCGTTAATGCGTCCATTCATACGAGCCTCTGTAGCATTAATCTCGTCTAAGAACTTACGCAACTGCACCTTACCAGCGGCTTTGAACTCTTTCATCTTTTCCTCTGGCTTACGCACAGTCTTCATAATGCTGAGTGTTTCGCTAAAGCCGGTAATTGTGGTGCCTTTAACACCTAATTCCATATATTCGTTGGCAACATACTTGCCCAACTTACGGCTCTTAGTGTTATAAACCCACAACTCCTTGCTACCGATAATGTCAGTAGGATTAATTGACACCAATTTCAATGGCTCGTCAGTTTTCTTGTACTTGAGTTTAGCAACAAGTTTGTCAACACTGACTGCTTTCTTAGCACGAGGAGCACGATTCACTTTGGCTTCCTGCATTAACATAGTACAGGCGTTTTGAATCTCCTGCAAAAATGTAATGAAGTTACGAATCTGCTTTTTGCTACGATGACTGTAACCTTCTTTCAACTGTTCGTCTGCTTTACCGCTGGCAAGCTCTTCTAGTTCTGCCAAATCGCGAGCATAAAAGTCACGAATGATACGAGCGTGTGCGGCTTTGGCCTGCTGGCTCTTCAACAAATTAAGAACCTTAAATGCTTTTGGATCAAAGTTTTCCGGATCGATTTGAAACGACTCATAGGCCTTTTCAATTTCTTCAGTCATATTCAGCGCAACTTCACGCAGACGTTCTTGAATGCTAGGAGTGTACACTTCTTTTTTGACTTCAACTTTTTCTTCGCCCTCGGTATCGTCTTTGCCTTCGAGGATTACATTGACAATGGCATTACGCAACCAAGCGGCGGTGTCCTTGCCGCTGTTAAAGTCTGCACGTTGCGGAGTCATACCACGTAACAGACAGTGAGCAATGGCGCCCATTGTGGTGCTGATACGATTGTCTTTGACTTTCTTAATAGCAACAATGTCTTCTTTAGCACAGCCTGCATCAGTCATCCACTTAACAATAATTGGCTTGTAAGTTTTAATGTCGCTTTCTAAACGATAGTAGTCCATGCTACTACGAAAGTGTTTATGGAACTTGTCGGCATCCCAAGATTCGCAACCTTCCCAATTTGGGCTAGTATCTTTGACTGCACGAGTGCGGTGTGCAATAACTTGCTTTTTGGTTACACGGGTTTTGGTTGCTGTCTTAGTAGCCATTTTTGCTCCTGTTAATTAACTTAATAAACATATTATATAGTCACTCTTCCGAAATGTCAACTCCGCTCCAATACAGAACAAACCAATCCAAATCCTTTTTATTCTTAAACCAAAATTGGGTATAGCTCATTCTGCGAGCTCTTTTGGGCCAAATATACGTCTTAAACGTATTGTAACACCAATTACTTATATTTTGGTAAGTAGATTCGCTAAACGGTTCTTCAAACCCGTCCCATTCCGGAAAGAGTTCTTGTTGTCCACTTTGGGTAACATAATAAACGTCAGCAGTCCAAAACCCGTCTCTTTTGTCGATTCGGAACTGTGGTTTCATTACAACATGAAATTTATTTTTTGGATGTTCTCAAACTTAAAACTACGCCAATTGCCAATTACGGTATCCCAAACTGTACAAAGAACTTCTGAAGTTTTTGGGTTCTCTACTGTAGGGCAAATGCCTTCTTTAAGAGTACACTTCATTTCTCTCAGTGTGCCATCAGTTTTTTTGAATGTTACTTCCACTGTGTCGTGCATACGTAGAACGTTAATCAACCATTCGCGAAATGACTTGCGTTCATCTTCTGTGGCAGTAGCATACCAATCACTTTGAAACTCTACTAAATCTGTTACCTGTGTCATATTAAAACTCCAAATCTGCGGCTAATACATATCTAAATTCTTTACTCTGTGGAGGAGTTGGTCTGTGATATATCTTGCCAGGATATATTAACCAATGATTCTGCACAGGCTCTATGGTGATTCGTTCTGGCTGACCGACACCGTTAGGGGCAAACTCTGTACCACTTGACTTATAGTCTGCATCGGTGGGTATCTTTAAATACCAAATGCCTGATACAGTAGTTTTCCCTTCGGTATAATGGTGCGTGTGCCAAAGATTATCTCGATCCTCGGTAATTTCATTGTTAGTCATGAAACTCCAAGCCATTAATTGATTAATCTTTACTTCTTTACCTAAATACATAAACACACTAAAGATAAAACTCATTCTAAATTTCATCCAAAGCGGGTCAGGCAATCCAAATAAATTAACCTGTGTTTGATACTTGGGACTGTTTTTAAAATACTGTCCAGAATTTACAATGTCTGTAATTCGTTGTATAGCATCGGCCTGGTCTTGTTCTGTAATTACAGAACTAAAATTATATTTTTCAAATTGCCCAGTATGGTCTACGTATGTGGTCATTCACGTTTCTCAATTACTTTATCTGCAAGTCCATATTCAACAGCCTGTTGTGCAGATAAGAATGTATCAAACTTCATGTCGCCAAACATTTCGTCATAGGTTTTACCTGCCGTATTGTGTTTAACATACAATTCAGTTAGACGTTTGTTGATACGCTGACTTTCCTCGTAAGTACGTTTAGCATCTTCGAACTGTAGTTCTTGTACGTGTACGCTACCACGTGTGCCAGGAGTTCCTGAACTAACACGATGAATCATTGTGCGACTTTCTGGCAATACAAATCGTTTACCTTTTGCACCAGCAGACGCTAGGAATGATCCCATACTTGCGGCCTGCCCAACTACGTAAGTGGCAACATCTGGTTTGATAAACTGCATGGTATCGTAAATAGCCAGTCCCGCAGTTACACTTCCACCAGGACTGTTAATAAACAGACTAATGTCTTTTTCGCTATTCTCACTTTCGAGGAATAGCAGTTGTGCCACAATCACACTGGCTGAATGTTCATTGACGTCGGTGTCTAACATAATTACACGATCCTTTAATAGACGTGAATAAATGTCATAGGCACGTTCGCCTTTGTTTGTGGACTCTACTACCATTGGCACCAAATGTGGCATCTTATTCTACCTTTTCGTAAGTTTGTTCAAAAATATCTGGCTTGCAGGCATAGAACTCGCCCTGCACTCCTTTAATAATCCAATCGCCTTCGGTGGCAATATGTTTAACTGTTAAACCTATACCGTCTTCTAATGTGCGTATTTCTGCTTCGGCTGGATCATTGTTATGTTCTTTGCGAATGTTGCCTAGAGATTCTCCGCAGAATTCTTCTAACTGTGCAACAGATTCGTCTGTGTAAAAAAATTGTACAGCCTCGATAATCACAGGCTTCTTACGAAATTTCATTATGTTCCTTTGCTAACGTAAAATTAAAAAGTTTATAAAAATACAATTGATCTATCCTGTCAACTTCATAGAAGGTATCAAACGCAACTTCAGTCTTGTCAACAACTAACTGCTTAAACATCTCCAATAAAGGATTATCGCTGGCTACTTCGATGTTGTATAGATAACGGTCATCTGTAAACCAAAAACGATTAATATTTCGCTTCTGTTGTCTGCTAGAAGTAGTCTTCAAATACTTTAATTTTAGTTGACTCTTAACAGGCTTACCCATACCACGAATTATACGTGGAACATCTGTGGTGTTATATTGTTTTTTGAAATCATCGTATATCATATCTTCTTCGTAAAAGTAAGGAAGTTTATAATATATACCTAGGTCTTTGCCTTCGCAGGTATGAATACGATTTTCTAACAAATAGCAAACACGACTTCTAAAGTCACTGATATTTCTAGCATTAGTAAGATTAGACCAAAAGTATTTCTTACCGTAATATTTTCTAATCTTTTCGGCTAATGTTCTAGTTTCATCTTTGATATTATTTTTTACACGGTCGTCTTCCATGGAATAAAAAGAACCTGGATTTCCCTCCATAAGTTCTTTTAGACTTACAGACAACACCAGTGGATCTTCTTGAAACTCCGTGGCTTTTTCTTTATAAGTTGCGGAAAAAATATTATCAAGATCTGAAACTACAACGTTCATTATCTGCCCTCTGTATATTTTTGACCTTTTGGTCCGTTACTAATAAAATCCATTCCGGCCATACGACCTTCGTAAACTCTGCCATTCCAGTTCATTAATAGTTTAACACTTTTGTTCATTACCACAGTTAAGTTACGACCTTCATTGAATGCCATAACATCTGCTTGAACAACTCTACCCGAACTTTCCTGTTTAACTTCGCAGGTAGCATCGTATCTCACTTTAATATTACTCATGGCGCACTCTGTACTTGTTCTGATTCGGATTCATATTTGCCAGCAATGGCTTCTAATAAATCAAAGTTTTCTTCTGCACGTTGAATTGCTTCATATGCTTTCTTCAGTGCGGGATTATTTTCTGCGGCATATTTTCTGGCCTGTTGCTTACTACGCTGTTCACGTGCCCACTCTAACAAACTTTCTGCTTCTTGTGTAAGTTCAACAGTGGCATAATTCATGTTTAGTTGTTGCCATGAATTGCCATCGTTGACTTCCATAGCACTCGTGTTAGGGTTATACCGCAACATACCTGCACCACTGGAGCCAGGACTAATATAGTTACTGCTGGGCTGGCCACCAGATACAGTAACAAATCTTCCACTAGAATTAATACCTTTAATCATTTATACTCCTTATCTAATTCTACATTAGTTAGTCCAGCCACTGTTTGAAATTTATCCCATGCCGCCTTGGCCGCGGGATTAGTAGCCAACTCACTGCTAGGCAAAACTGTTTCTAACCAAATCTCTGGGCGACGACTTGGATGTGCGCCAAACTTTCTTGGCTGGTGCATTTTACCCGAATCATACAATTCGATGCTAATATCACGAAACTGTTGTTCGTTATGATAACCAGTCCATTCTGGGTTACTCCAGATACTGCCCGCACTACGACCACCGCCGTAGCCTTCCCAAATATTGCCCCATTGTTCATCGTTATGCGGATCAAAGTCCGTACGAGTAATGAGAACAAGAACATCATTGATATCTACAACACCATCAACAATGTCTCGAACACAACGGCTATAACTTAATCCAACTTTCATTATACTTCCAATACTATGTTAGGGTTCCAGCCACTATCTTCGCTGTAACCATCTGATTCGTAACCACGTGGATTACACACAACTCTTGTTTCACCAATCATATAATCAAAACAATGATGAGTGTGACCGTGTACCCACAGTTTGATTTGTGGACGATCCAAGATGAACTCACTCAAATCACTGTGGTAAGCACCGTTCATTAGTGTTTCACCTCTGTACTGTTCGTGTACACTTTGGAAACTCGGCGAATGATGTCCTACTACAACAAACTTTTCGTCAGGGCGTTCTGCTACTACATTTTTGATGTAGCCAAGCATATGACGATGACGGATAACAGTATCATGTGGCTTAAGGTTAGTGTAACCTTCTTCTTCCTTTTTGATAACACGAAAGTCATTCATCATATCCCGCACAGCATGGAGTGTCAAAGGATCACCTTTGTTCATGTCAGTCCACAATGTACCACCAATAAATGTTACATCATCAATTTTCTTTGAGCCTGCCTCCAAGAAGTAGACATTAGGGAACTGAGCGCACTCCTCAGATAGTACAGTAAGTGTACGATTCCATTTACCGTGATAGAATTCATGGTTACCCGCTACGTAAATTGTATTTGGGAATTGGAAACTGCAACGTTTCAAAAAGTCACGAAAGCGAGCTACCCTTTGTTGTTTACGTCCAAGGTCAGCAAACGCACCATACTCGTAGATGCTGGGCACAACAGGATGGTCGTAGAGTTCCTCTGCAATCATAATATCGCCGGCAAGAATAAGCACATCGTAATCCTGATCATTTTGGATATTGATGTCGCTAAACTCTAAATGGAGATCTGACACAAGTTTAATTTTCATACTAGTATTATACTTGAAATGTACCGATTCTGTCAATGCTATTGCCCCATTTTAATATAAAAAATGTAGCATCTTGAGCAGTTAGTTTGGCTGTTATAGCATAATCGGTATGATAGTTCATTGGAGCCATATGTCTATGCCATATAGGAGTTTCTACAGCGTGACTCATAACCCATTTACCCGATTCGCTTTCCTGCCATTCTAATAATGGTTGTGCGGCATACAGGTCTGGATCTTCCACATCTCCCATTTTAAATCGATGTACAATTAGTTCTTTGAACTCTACAACCTTGTCATCGATTAAATTATATTGATGTTTGTAATGACCCGGAGGATTATTATTGTAATTGTTTGGAGTGGGCATAGTTACAGGCCAATTAAAACGGCCACTTATTGTTCCCATTTTCTTCCTGCCATTTTCGAACAGACTCAGCAAGTTCTTCTCTAGTACGTAATTTAACGTTTTCTTCAACAACAGTACCGTCATCTTCACAGAGACTGACTTGGAAAGGAGCGTCGATAACTAGGTAGTCATCTTCAACTTGCCAATCATGATTGCCTTCAAACAACCAAGCCGCACCACTGCGCTCGTCGTCATCGTCTGGATCGCCTTCTAGGTAACACTCTTTAATTTGTTCTTGCTCTTCTTCAGTGATATCATCGCTAAATTCAAACCAACAAGCGTGTTGGTCATCTAATTCAGACCCCCAACCGCAGTCTGTCTTAGCGTGTGCTTGAGCATCGCCTTCTAAAGGCAAGTTACAATCCATGTCTTCTTCAACAAACCCTTGACCCCAACGATAGTGATCATCGATGTTGAACCAACTAATTGAACCATCCGCATTTTCGCGGTACATTTCAATGTGCCAGCAGATACTTTTCTTTTCTAACGGTTTGATCAGATATACTTTGCTCATTCTTCAACTCCGAAATGTTCTTGCCACATACGCTTGGGTTCGCTGATTATTGGTTGCCTTGCCATGAAACCATTCAGATTCTACCATTGCATCCAACACCATTCGTTCCATCAACTCTACATACTTTTCTGCGTATGCTTGACTATACGGCATTGCTGTAGTTTCGTTTTGCTTGACAGCATAGATACGAGCCTGTTGCTCAAGTTGTTGAATTCGTTCGTTCATTCTTCGTCCTTAAAGTCAATAACATTACCGTCTTCATCTGCACAGATGATGCGTACAGTTTCGCCGTCTTCGTTTTTAATCTCAATAGGACCCCAAATCCACCATTCAGTTTCATCTTGATACCATGAATCTTCGCGATCTTCTAAATCGTAAATGCTATTCTCGTCGATAAACTCTTGCAGTTCTTCTTCCTCTTCTTCTGTTAGGCCATCAAACTCGATATCATACCAGCAACCACCGTCGTCCATACTGATAAGTTCAACTTCTTCAATATTATTGTATGAGCAGTCTAGCATATTGATGCTGTCTTTTCGGCCATCGCCTCCAGGAACTTCTGTAAATTCAAATTCTGGAGGATTGTCGTCACTGGTTTCTACTGACCATTCTCCCCAACGGAATCCATTGGTGGTAGTAATTCTGCCTTTACCTTCTCGTTGAACCCAAAATTCAACTTCTTGTACACTCTTTTTGTAATAAGTTCTTACTGTCCAGGTTGCCATGCTACTTCTCCTTAAAGTTCTAAACCGTTTTGTTTGGCATAATCCTCGGGTGATTGACGTTTTTTCTGATACTCTGCTTCGTGCATATCGCATAGCGTACGAATCCATCCGCCATCTCTACGTTTGCCAGGAGCACAACATTCTTCGCAACAAGAGTCTGCCCAGGATTCTGCCATGGTAACCATGCCGTGAATGTATTCGTCACCGCCTTGATAATAGAAACGAAGCCCGCCAAACTTTTCTTTAATTTGTTCTACAACTACCTGCGGAATAAGTTCACGAGCAGGTTCTTTTTTATTTTCAACGTCCCAATCGTGTTGCTTCTTTGCCCAATCAATCCTGCCCTGTATATTGGCACAGAGATTTTCTAGGATAGGCCACCAACCTTTACCTACAGCAAATCCGCCGTAGCGTTCCGCAAACATTAATGGAAATCTTTCTTCCATACGTTTAGCAAAGGCTTCGTATTCGTTATACTCTTGATCTTCTGTCATTTTATATCATCCGAGGTTTCAGGGAAATGGCTAATAATTAAATCTAATGCTTCAATGGTACGCATATTGATTACAACATCTTCAGGGTGTAACCAATAGCCGTCTGGATTTGATTCTGTTTTAGGATTCTTTTTCCATTGACGTAATTCTTTTTTCAAGTAAGCACGATAGTCTTTTAGATTAAGACTAGTAATTCGATCCGCAGTTTCGCCATCAATCCATTGATAAGGTTTATGCTTTGCTTTACTCACGACTTCAGTCCTTCTAACGTTTGACGTTTGGCTTCTTCTTTGACTTCTTGTTTATGAATTGTCTGCAATCCGCGAAACATTTCTTCGACTACATGAATAATAGCATTCTTACCGTCTTCAGTTAAGTGACTGTATTCAGGACTTACAGTACTTTCGTGCCAGACTCTACCGTTTTGGCTAAGTTCTAGTAATGCTCCATAGAGCATATCCTTGTGCATACTTCTGCGGATATCAAATTTTCTCGCCACTTTGGAACCCTCTAAAATGTAAGAAGCGCGGAAAGCGTAAAGAGTAACTTCCATCCTGGTTTTGTGTGATAGCGTCAGCACGTACCTCAACGATTTTGCCAACCACCTCTTCACGACCGGACCAATAAGCATCGCGATCAGCATCAGTAAAACCGCTACCAACATTAACAATGATATCACGTCCATCGTCTCTGCCTTCGCAAACAAAAGCGCCAAGTTTTCCGACATTTTTACCTGTTCCTTCTTCTACTGCTGTAACAGCCAATGACACTTCGATAAATGGCTTTAGTTTAAGCCAAGCCACACTACGTTTACATTCATATCCAGCATTAGGATCTTTGATCATAATACCTTCGTAACCGCCATCGATTGCCTTTTGATTAATTTCTTTGAAACGTTTTTTACCTGCATCAGTATCGAGATCGACAAGTTCGTGTCCAACAACTGCTACATTAGGTAACGCATCTTTATGTTTCTTGTGCCAGTAGTAGACCATATCGCTACGATCCGATTGGCTTTTATCCCAAGAGCCTTGTTCAAAGTTTGACAAAGGTAGTACGTCAAACAAATTAAGTACAGCATCATCGCTTTGTACATCACTCTTGCGGTGTACCTGCTTCATCAAATCTTGGAAACTGCTAGACATAACTTCGCCGTCTAGCACCAAATCATATGGCGGAGGATCTTGTTTAACTACTGCACTAATCTGCTCTGCTATGTGAGGAAAATTGACAAGCTCTTTGCCGTTACGACTAAACATATCAACACGCCCGTCGGCCCTGACGATAGTAATAACTCGTACTCCATCAAGTTTGACTTCGATAAGTTTCTTTCCAACCACCTTAGCCTCATGATTTGCGCTATCGTGAGCGAGCTGGCAACTAAACACAGGCACACTATAGTGAGCATATTTCTTCTCCACAACTTTGTTGATTGTTTTTTCGCTTACGCCACAACGCAAGTCTTTAATAAGGATACGACGATACCAGCCATTCCACTGTTTCTTAGTGGCTGACTTTATCATTGTTTGAATCATATCCCTCGCTGTATTACCGGTGACATTGCGAGTGACAAAGCCAGTAATAGCGAGAGTAAAACTGCCCCAGTCTAAGCCTGG